AACTCAATCAGGCCGTGGTCGTCTACCGTGCTGTTGACCGGCTTGCTGTCGTCCTTCCGGCAGTGATAGGCAATCTCGCTGGCCCCGATGTAGCCCAAGGCGCCACGCACGCCGCGGCCGCCCATCTGATCTATTATCTGCTCAATTCGCCAGTGCATGTGTTAATTCCTCCTCCCGGTACAGGTGTTTTTGAGAACAGGTGAGTCATCATCACTGCCAGTGAGCGCGGCATCTCCACACCAAAGACACCACGCAACATAGTACATGGTCTTCCCGGCCATGTAGGGGGTCTGATACTTGCGTCTCGTGAAGCGCCCCAGTCGATGCCCTTTCTCTTCGGCCGCCTTCTTGAGTTGTTTCTTATTCATTGACCTCCTCCACCGGTAGGCTGGACTCGCTCGCCCTCTTTAGGGCCTTCTCATGCTTGCCGTCCACCGGGTCATTTATGACCACCAAGCGAGTGATCGGCCAGCTTCCGATGAAGGCTGCCTCGAACTGAGGTGTCACGCCATCGGGCGGGCAGAACCCCTGATACTCGAACGAGGGCATCGTTCGGATGACCAGCCTCTTCGCGGTCTCCAGCATGGTCGGAACTTCGGCCTTCCAGTGCTCAATCATCTCGTCCTCGTAGACCGGGAACTGACCCTTGAGAAGAGATTGGTACCACACGCCGGCGCACATTTCGGGTCGGGGACCATCGAAGAGGATGTTGTGCTCAGTGATCTCTTTCGGGCAGAAGTCGTAGGCGTGCCTGTCGCCCGGCTTCAGGCCAGGAATCCAGGCTGCGGCAAAGACTGGGAAGTTGTGTACCCAGGCGTGCGGATGGATAGGCATGATACGGCTTCCCGGTGTCAGCTTGGCGTACTCAACACCCGATCCAGAGATGTTGTGACTCAGCCCGAAACGCCGCGCCTCTTCAAACCAGTCGGCCACATTCGGCCAGGAGTTGACGCCCAGGTGATCAACGATATGGAACAGACGGGGATCGGTTGGGTCTTCCAGGAGGGTAATCCCCTGGGCTTTGACGATGAAGTCTGCCGGCACACGTACCGGTGGACAGTACAAGAAGCTCTCGATGGGTGAGCCGAAGGGACTCAGCCCGCACTCAGCGTAGATACTGCCTACTTTTCGGTTACCACACCCACGTCCCCCGGTGGGGACTAATGCACCCTCAGCCATGTTGTTTACTCCTTTCAGATTTCAGATCACTCGAATGCTGACCGATGGCTCACCCTGCTTGCGAAATTCGGCAAGCTCAGGATGTGCCTTCATGTAGCCCTGCAGGGCCCTGTCGTCCCAGGAAGTGCGACCCTTGCTCCACACTGCCTGCAGACGAAACCCACGTACAGTTTCGCCTTGTGTCAGGACATCAGCCCTCACCTCCGCCTCAAGAGCAGCAAGGTTTTCTGTAACTGCCTCAACCTTGCCGCCGAACTCGGCCTCAACTTCGGCCAACCGTTCCTTGATCTCTGGCGTCAGGATACTGTCGATCGCAGCCTGCTTGTCCATGTTTAGGACGTCCCGCTGAGACTGATATTCAGCGAGTCGATCCAACTTATCAATGATGGCTTGAGACATACACTATCCTCCTATGGATTGTAGTATTCGAGGGCGTGTTCCTTAGCATGATTTCTCATGGTCGGGAACAGACGTTCGGCAGCCTCTTGGAGAATCTCGTCTCCCTGGTCGGCCACCTGCTGGTCTGACCAGTCGGTGGGTCCCTGGTAGGCACACCAGGACGGGAAGTCTGTGTGCAGCACGGCGACCACCTTCACGGCCATCGCCATGCCCGGCCGTAACTCGCTTGGTCGGGTGGACGCCTTATTGACGAATTTATAACCGCTACTCATGTATTACTCCTTACTATTACTCCTTACTCTGTGGACGATTTGCTTCCACTCCCAGATGTCAGTCGCGGCATCCTGGAAGTTCTGTACAGCCTGCTTGAATGAAGCAGTCTGATTGTTGAGGTGGGTCATGTCCGCGATGACAGACCGCATATCAGAATAGGCATTGTCCAGACGGGCCAATAGAAGATTAGTTGCTGTGTCGATGTCCATGTCACTTTCCTTCGTCTTCCGGGTAGGGGAATGAGATGATGAAGCTCTCCACTCTGAATCCCTGCCACTCCAAGACTGGGGGCTTCCAGGTAGGATGGGCGTGTACCCCCAAGCTGCCGATGGGAAAGCCCATCAGGGATTCCACATAGCGGGTACGGATGTGCCAGCCCAGGTCGGCCTGGCTGGTCACCACGGAGTGATGCAACTCAAACACAGCCACGACCTGTAAGCCGAGGACACTCACCGAGAGAGCACCCATCTCTTTCAGGTGTTTCTCGGTAGGCAGGACTTGGCTGCCATCTACCAGATTGAGATCAAGCGTGACCGTATAGGGGATACTGAATGCGCTCATTTGATAGCCTCGAAGTCGAAGTAAATTCGGCCTTCCCGGAAGCGGTTGAAGTTCAGGGTGCCGCGCACGCCGTCTGCCTTGCGGATGACAATAGCCAAGCCGGCACCGAATCCTTAAAATGTGTAGACTTCTTGGGCCTGCTCGGTTGTCCAGCCCTCAGTATTGGGATACTCGGCTTGGAAACCAGGGAGTTGTTGATCGGGCATCGTATCTCCAGTCTACTCTTGGGGTGTGTCATCTAATGACAATGACAACCTGTCCTTAGCTTTGGCTTCAGCCTCGGCCCGATTCTCGGCCGGGAAGTAGGGCTTGACATGGATTCCGCCGTTGATGTGCCGGTAGGCCCACCACAGTAGTTGGTCGCTCATTTATCCTCCTTGGGATGCAATCACGGCCTGGTAGCGCCGTAGCTCGGCCAGGGCGTCCTTGTAGCCGCTGCCACTCGTAGAACTAGCGAAGACCTGCTGAAGGATGTCCTTGACGGATGCGCCACGCATCATCGCCAGCCGGACGAGCTCCAGCTTTTGGGGGTCTACGGCCCCCATTTCCGAGCCCACTTCCAGGCCCGTTTCCAGCCCACTTCCAAGCCCGTTTCCGGGAAGCTGGTCAATGACCGTTTCCCCACTTCCAGCCCCACTTCCAGCCCCATTTCCATTGCTGGAAGTGGGGAAAATGGCCCTTACGTCATCAATGGTTGTCTGTGGGATGAGCACCATCTGGGGCGGGGCACTCCCTTCCAGGAGCGCCTCCCCAGGGCGGAGCAGCTCGACTTGTCGGGCCGCCTCACCGTCAAACCCAATCTGTCGGGCCGTGGAAGGCCGGCAGTTGAAAGCGTAGTGGGCCGAGAAGGCATCCCGAATCCAAGCACCGCCAAAGGAGGCAGCCGGGGCGCCCTTCACGGAAACGATGCAGAACAGCCGGTACTTCCGTCCCTGTGTGACGAGCTCCTGGATCACGGGAGCGACCTCGGCTGCGTGCACCAGCGCGTTGTACTCGTCCACAATAACGAGAATGACCTGCTCGTGATGTAGCTTGGCCTGACGGCGGCCATTCAGAATAGCCAAGACTTGAGACGCGGACCTTTGAATAGTCTCGGCCTCGATGCAGGCTTCTGTACCAGGGAGACTATCCACGATGTCATCGTGTGGGTCCCAGACAATAACGCGCGCCCCGAGCTGGACACACTGGACATAGATGAAGCGCTCCAGCGTTGTCTTCCCGGTCCCCTGCCGGCCGATGACCGTCACGGACAGGAGATCATCGATCTTGCCATAGAGCGGCTGACCATCGGGCGTGTAGCCAAGCAGCATCCGTTCGGCAGTCGGCCTCCAGGATGCTGCAATCTCCCGGTAGGGAGGGGGCAACACGAGCCGAGAGCGATCGATGTTACTGGGAAGAGGCAAGGCAATGGCTGCGGGCAGTTCCGGCTGCGGAGTGCGGCCCGCCTCAGCCCACCCACTTCCCTCAATCACGTCAGCCTCATTGACCACATCTGCATTGGCACGTGCGGCCGCCAGCGCCAGGTCGATCACCTGCTTGCGCCGGATGGTGTCGTCGCTGGCCCTCTCGGGCGCATCATGAGAGTCGATCACGGCACGCTCAGCCAGAAGCGGGATGATCAGCCGGGCAGCAAACGGGTTGCCACTTGGTAACACCAGAATGGTGCCAGCCGGTGTATCGGAAATCGCCGACTTGCGGCGAATGTAGTTCACGGCCCAGTAGCAGGCTAGGAAGAGAATAGTCAGGCCGCCCGCGTAAAACACCACATCTCGGACAAACATGCCGATTGCGTTGAGCGTATCCTGATGGCTCTTAGTCTGGATGGCCGTCAGGGTAGCGGTTGCAGCCATGTAGGCTTCACCTGTAGTCGTGGTTGCTTCTAGATCGGCCTTACCCTGGGTGATCGTGGCCTGCTGCTCTGCGGCTCGGGCCTCCAGAGTTGCTTCCCGGTCCGCCTTCTCCTGAGCCAGCCTGATTTCGGCTGCTGCTCTATCTGCCTCCGCATTGGCCTCCTTGATGATGGCCGTCGCTTTCGCAGCAGCCAAGCCTGCGTCAATGGCAGATTGGGTAGCCTGAGCACGCGCGCTGGCGGCTCCTACGGTGGCCGTGCCTGCTACCTGTGCCCGGAACTGGCCACACAACTCAGGACTGGCACCCGTGCAAGGATCGTTCACGCATCCGGTGAATCCCATCACCAGTGCCAGGAAGAGCAACCCTGCGGCGATCCTGTGCTTCATCTTAGAAGTTCCTCGGAATATGAATCTCTCGGTGGGCCGGCACACGCCGGCGCCGAACCACCATGCTCTCGTCAGACTTCGGTAGCGCCAAAGCATCTGCGGCGGTCGGTAGGGCGGGCTTGGGCTTCCGTTCTTCCCGGCTCGGTAGAGGAAGCCGTGGTGTATTCTCCCAGAGGTCGGCTGCCTTCTTACCGAGCCTTATCTGCGCGTAGATGTAGAGTGCAGCCAGGACTGGGAGGGCGAGCAGGAACCCCCCTGCCCCACAGACCAGCATGAGGATCGGCTGCATGAGGGTCTGGGTCAGGACTGTAGCGCCCATCTCAGCAGACGCTACACCGAAGCCGATGTTGGCAGTTCCCTGTGCCAACAGCGCCAATGCCAGGATGACACCGATCGGCAGACACCCTATCAATCCAATTAGACGCCCCATCACTTCCTCTTCTTGGTCGCGTCATGAACCAGTGAGATGAGTTCCATCATGTCATGCTCCACACGGGCCCACTGGCGTATCACGGCGAGGACCTTGACTCGCACTTCCTGTCGAAATCCAACGAAGAACATCAGGAACTTGTGAGCATAAAGGATGTCTTTGTAGTCCTGGCGGGCGATTCGTACCTTCGGTTTCTTGCCCAGGTGCTTCCCTTGCTCGGCGTGCGACAAGCGGGCTGAGTTCTTGTCGCCCCTCCAGGTCATCTCTGAGATCTCATCGAGGGTAAAGAACTCTCGCAACTCAATCAGGAGTTTCTGGAACCTCCTGAGCTCTGCTTGAGAAGTAACATACTCTAGCGGTCCTAATGTAGTACGTTTGTTCCTACCAGACCTGCTAGAGCCTCGTCTTGTTGGCATCGCCCCTCCTTGGGATTCTAGTGCTTCTATCGTCAGAAACACTAGAACATATATATCACAGATTATCCCAATTTATCACAGATTGTCAAGGGGCATGTTTCCAACCAGTTGCAAACCGGGAGGGAGAGGTTAGTGGCGCCGGCGTGACCATACCACACCGAGAAGAAAGCCTATCCAGCCGGCAGAGGGCAGGAGGAGACACGCAGCGAGGATGAGTTTCCAGGGCTCGATCTCAATCATGCTCTATTCCCTTCATGGGTTGTCTCCTCATAGCTTGCATACTTCCTTAATGATACGTCTGTTCTTCCCGCGTGCCCTCTTGTAGGCCGCGATTGCATTCTTCTTGCTGATCACGGCATAGAGCCTAGCTCCTACGTAGGCTCCGTCACTGTAAGGGCCCTCTATCCCCTTCATGGGGGGCAGCGAATGAATCCACTGTGCTCCGTTTACGAGAGGGGCGTAGATCTTAATTGTATCGGCCATGGTTACGCTCCCCAAAGGTATTGGTTGAGACAGGTGTCGGTACGTTCTTCCGGCTCAAGCCAAGGGAGACCAAGTGCCTGGAAGACCTGATGCTCTTCGTGTGTGTCTGCGATCAGGTGACATTCCTCACCGAGAAGGCAGGACACTCGCCGATTGTTTCTCACCGGCCGAGCATGCCGGTGCAGCAGACCACTCTCGATATGCCAACCCCGCTTCAGTGCCAGGCTTGCCAATCCGTGGCTGAACTGGGCAGGACCCGTGCGGAATGTGTAGATGATCCCCCACAGTCTCGCGTCGGTGATGAACAAGTCCAGCTTATCACCGTCGCGATCGATCAGGAAGCGAGCGCGAAGGCCCGCCCCTCGGTCAGCGCGCAACTTCCAGGAAGTGGAAGCGTACAGCTTGTCGAGCTCAGCATCCAGGAGGCTGACCGACTCCGGCACCGGAAGACGATCACCGAACATCTCGCCCTGAAGCCCTACTTCCCGGAAGTGAAGGGTGTGCTCATAGAGTGGGATGGCAACGATCTCGATGTCCTTGGGATTCTTCATCCCACGCCGGATGCTACCGGCAAGGGCAATCCGGGAAGTACCAGGCGAGAGGGAAGTCAAGAGGTCGGCGGCCTTATCTCGGAGTATCACTTAAAACTCCTTACATGCACCGCGCCAGTTTGCCACAGGGTTCACAGATAGTCATGCAGTGTCTCCATACAAGGAAAATTGATCACCGATCGGCATCCAGTCGGTCGGCTTGAGGTCACAGAAACGCGCCTTGCGGTCCGGGAAGAAGAGCTTGACCTTATCCCAGAGATCCACGACATCCTCGGCGTCGATGACCGCACAGAAGATATTCCAGGCATCACTACTCCCGGTATTCCACACCGGGAAGGGCACTTCCTCAAGGGGCTCAGCGCTGGTACTGAACCAGCTTACCCAGTATCTATGCCTCATGTGTACTCCTTTGTGGACTTGCGACGAGTGAGACGTTTGGTCGCTTCCCGGTTGCAGCGAGCGATCATACCAACCATCCCGTCCAAGCCGACCGTGCCGGTATAGGCACGGCCGCCCTCCCAGGCTTTCTTGATTGCTTCAGAAAGCTTCTTGTCCTTGATACGAGAGAGGGTTTCGTTTTGGTAGGCGGTAAGCTGCCTCATAGATCCTTTCCAGGTTCAGGAATGGCAATCAGTACGTCCGTGTCAAAGAAGTCTCTCGAGTCCCCACTCTTCCAGGCCAGTATGACCAATCTGGATCGTGAAGCCGGCCGCTGCCCGATGTCCACCGCCACCGTACAACTTGGCGATCTCGGACACATCGATGCCACCCTCTTTGGACCGTAACTGGAACACCCGCTTGTTGTCCTTCACGTCATAGTACACAGCGGCAAAGGGATAGTCACCGATAAGCTCATGGGCAATCTCGGAAGTGAGATGTGTGGCGTTCAGGCAAGGGACCTGGTGGCCGCCGATTTCAACCAGTTCAGCGTGAGGCAGGGCAATCCGGATCTGCTGATCCTGGTAACGGACAATGGCCTTTCCCTCCACCACCAGGTTCTTCATCTTGCCGTATTCCAGGAAGGATGTCCAGAGCTCGAAGTCGAACGGGTAGCTGCGGATGGCGGCGTTGACTTCCCGGCTTTGTGGCATCTTCCACTGCCACAAGTCACGGTCCTGAAGATAGAGGAATAAGTCAGGTATGATGGAGTCCGGGAAGAAGAACTCAAAGGCCAGCACGACGCCTGACTTGCTCGTGTCGAAGATGCAGAAGTCCAGGTCGGCCAGCTCGCTCTCGGCGGACTGGTGGTGATCGAGGACAACTATGCTGTTGGCCTGCGTCTCCATACGAAGCAAGACTTCACGCGGCCAACTGAAGTCCACGATGATCACATCTTTCCCGGTCACGTCGGGCGCCTCGTCACCATACTGGACGGGAATGAACTCAACCTCTACAAGCGGTACAAAATCCCGTTTCATCTGCAAGTGCAAGCGGACGACTAGAGCCGCGCCGAACCCGTCCGTGCACCCCCTGTGATAGAAACAGCAGGTGGTCATTCGTCTCCTCCATCCCATTTGCTCAGGTCTTTGTCGATCTTCTTCCGGGAAGCACTTAGCCCGGCTTCTTTCTCGTTGATTTCCGCGACAGAGTAACGACCGGTCGCAATGCCCTGCACGAACCGGGCTCCCTCTTCCAGGCCGACCGTGTAGTTATTCTGACAAGCTGCCCCGATGAGGTTAAGAAGCTCAACCAGGGCATTCTTTTGGTCAAGCGTTAAGGTGATTGGCCACTTGTAGGAGGTATTGAAAGAGCCACCGGGGTCCCCTATACGGTCAAGGTTGAGATAGAAGCCGGAAGTTCCCAGGCTCGTTCCCGCCAGTTTACAGATGAGATGGGCGAGACTCTCCCCTTGCTCACGATTCAAGCGCAGAGGATAGCCGAACTCCGTGGAGATGCCATATTCTCCCTTGTCGGCGGCAGCCATCTGCCCTGCTGCGATGATCTTGAGGCAAGGATTGCAGATGAAGTTGTCTCTTGATCGCTTGTCGTTTTTACCACAGATCAGACAGCCTCGTTTTTCGCCTTCTAGGATGTCGTCTGCAGACACAATGTCACTGGCCTGCCGAAAAGGCAGGTTGAGGATGGCTGCCTGGTTCTTGGCAATCTGGAGGCAGTCCTTTAGAGCAAGGTCGTATCGACCACAGACATCAAAGGGGCTATGGGCAGGATGGGGACTCGGGTCCTTCCATCCATTCCTATGGTGCCATACCTTGATCACGACCTGCCTAACCATGTCAAAGATGGCAACACGATTCGTGTGTTCGTAGCCCTCGTCCCGGAAGATGCGGATTCGGCAGGGCTGGTAGTTACTTTCGTTCTTCATGGACAGGTCCTTCCAGGATCAAGACCATCTGAGGCTCTGTATCCAGGGTGATCTTGACGACGTTCTCTCTTCCCGTGCGGGTGATCTCAGCCTGGATGACCCCATACTCAGAGAGAATCGGTCGAGTGTGCGTTGTCGGCCACTCGGTTCTCAGAACACCGGTGCCTTCCACTTTTACAACGGTCACTCTCACCCGGTCCCCTACCTTCAGGAACCCCAGTGTCTTCCAGCGGGGCCCGGCCCCAGGCCGGCGACCGCCGTGTGTGCGGAGTGAAGCTGAAGCTTTTCCCTTGTTTCGCCGCGAAACGTTATTCATGGTTCCTTCCTGGAAGGGACTCCTTTGGACCGGCTTGTCACCAAGTTATTACTCTTGCAGTAGGGGCATCCCCAGGGGTAATTGCGCCTGGATACATTCCGCGCATGTGTGCGCTTGCAGTTCCTACAGTAATAGACGTAGGGGAAAGACCATCTCTTCTTCATGGCTTGATTGTATACTTATTCAAGATAGTTGTCAAGGGTTAGTTTTTCCTCCGGCTGGTTCAGGGGGCACCAGGGCGGGGTAGTGGGGTCTTCCCGGTTGGGCAAAATTCGGCCCTCATCTTTCCAGGAAGGGTGGGTACACAGCATCCACCATGTATCGAGCCACGAATCACTGTGGTAATACCGGCAATTTGTGCAGGAAACCATGGTCATTTGAACAACCTTGAACAGTTTTGTACTGCCCCACACGCACACGCGATCAGAGCAACGCCGGGGGTAGCTGTTCCTCATCTGGTAGTAGCTCAGGCGAGACAGGCTTCCCATCATACTTCTGGAGCAGATAGGCCAGCATCGCCCGTTCCTGGGCTTCCTCGTCCAGGTCACGCAGCCTCTCAATCTGGGCAGGGATGCGGGAAGTCAGAAGCCAGGCGGTCAAGATGCCTTCCAGATCGTCCTTGTAGCCCCACTCAACCAGGGCATCCACGAATCGGAGTTGGCGGGCCGCCG